CCACAGTATATTAGTACAACGTGGAGAAGAGAAATTCAAGATGGCAGAAAACAATCTGCCAGCCGCAAGAGCAATGGCAAGACATTTGCATAATGGCGGAGAAACTTTTGATGAAATCGGTGAATCTATTACTGAAATGGCAAGAGAGTTTAAAAAATTAAAAGAATTTGTAACCTATGTTAAAAAATCAAACTTAGTAAACGAAACAAATGAAGAGTTTGTTACTATGGCAATGGAGAACATAGATAACATTAAAATGAATTTAAAAAGATTAAGTGGTGTTAAAACTTATGCTAACGCAGTTGAATCAGTGTTAAGTTATAACAATGTTGAAATACTACAAGACGATTTAAATTTAGAAAGTAAGTTTACAGAAACACACTTTGATGACAAAGTTGCAAATGTAATGGATAGTTTGAAAGCAATGACGAGTAGAAAACAAAGTTTTGAGAGCAAAATTGTTAAAGCAATAGAATCTGAAACTTTTGCAAATGTTAAAAACTTACTTAAAGAAGATGATATAGTTGACTTTGATACACCTCACGGTAAACTTGGACACCAAGTTAGCCAGTTAGGATATACAGCACAAGACAATACATTATCAAATTATTTACATGGCATTAGTAGTAAAATTAGTGCTGGTGGGCAACTGAACCAATTCGAATATGGTACTATTAAAAGTTGTTTACTAAGTGCAGGTCAGCACAATGTAAAAAATGCTCCAGTAGACGTACAAGAGTCTTATGAAGCATTTTTAGACCAATTTGTAGAGTAATATAATACTTTATAGATAAATAAATTTGTTGGAAAGATAAAGTAATTTAATTTCCAATAGTTGTAAAATAGTTCTTGACTTTTTTACATCTTGGCATTATAATAATAAACTAGTGATACCCTAAACACAGAAGGTATTACGAACATGGCAAATATAGGAGAAAATATCATGGCCTCATTAGCAGAAATAAGAGCAAAATTACAATCAATGGAAAGCAAATCCAAAGGTAATTCCCAAGCTCAAAGCGATAACGCAATATACCCATTTTGGAACATAGACGAAGGAAGTAGTACTTTACTACGATTCCTACCTGACAGTGATCCAAACAACACGTTCTTTTGGGTAGAACGACAAATGATCAGACTTACATTCCCAGGAATTGTAGGTGGAGATCAAAAACCAACAACTGTACAAGTTCCTTGTATGGAGATGTTTGGTGAAACGTGTCCAGTATTAACTGAGGTAAGACCTTGGTTTAAAGATCCATCTTTAGAAGATATGGGTAGAAAGTACTGGAAAAAAAGAAGTTACATTTTTCAAGGGTTTGTAAACGAAAATCCTTTAGATGAAACATCACCTGAGAATCCAATTAGAAGGTTTGTAATTGGTCCTCAAATATTTAATATAATCAAATCAGCACTTATGGACCCAGAGATGGAAAACCTTCCAACAGACTATGTTGCAGGTACTGACTTTAGATTATCTAAAACAACCAAAGGTCAATACGCAGATTATTCTACAAGTAAATGGGCACGAAAAGAAAGTGGACTTACTGAAGAAAATTTAGCATCTATTGATACACATGGTTTACATAACCTTAACGATTTCCTTCCTGCTAAACCAACAGCAGAAGGCGTACAGGCTATAGCAGAAATGTTCCAAGCAAGTGTTGATGGTGAATTATATGACCCTCAAAAATGGGGTGCATTTTTTAAACCCTATGGACTTGATACTGGAACAAAAACACAGGCAACTGTGGCTCCAGCTCAACCTGTACAAGCAACTGCAACAGAGAGTGTGGCACCTGTAACGGCACCAGCACCAGCAGTAGCGGAAACAACTGCACCAGCAGTAGAGACAACAGCACCAGCACCAGTGGCTGAGACTGTAGTAACTGCTCCAGCAGAGGATACTGGTAAGAAGTCAGCAGATGACATTCTTAGCATGATCAGAAACAGACAGTCGTAAGGAGACCATTATGCAGAAACCATTTGACTTAACAAAGTTCAGAACAGGTATCACTAAAAGCATCAGTGGTATTAGTGCAGGATTCCATGACCCAAAGGATTGGATTAGCACTGGTAACCACACACTAGATTATTTAATCAGTGGAGACTTTGCCGGGGGTATTCCCCTCGGTAAGGTAACGGTGTTTGCAGGCGAATCAGGTTCTGGTAAATCATTTATATGTTCTGGCAACATTGTTAGAAATGCACAAAAACAAGGATGTCAAGTAGTATTATTTGACTCTGAGAACGCATTAGACGAGCAATGGCTCCAAGCATTAGATGTTGATACAACACCAGAAAAACTATTAAAAGTTAGTGTAAGTATGATTGATGATGTTGCAAAAGCAATATCTGAATTTATGAAAGACTACAAAACAAACTATGGCGATATGGAGTATGATGACATGCCCAAGTTGTTGTTTGTTATAGATAGTTTAGGAATGTTATTAACACCAACTGACGTAGCACAATTTGAGAAAGGTGACATGAAAGGTGATATGGGTAGAAAGCCAAAGGCGTTAGCGTCTTTAGTTAGAAACACCGTTAACCAGATTGCACCATATCCAATTGGAATAGTAGCAACAAACCACACATACGCATCGCAAGATATGTTTGACCCTGATGATAAAATATCAGGAGGACAAGGTTTTATATATGCGTCAAGTATTGTAGTAGCAATTAAAAAACTTAAACTCAAAGAAGATGAGGATGGTAATAAAGTTTCTACAGTACAAGGTATAAGAGCCGCTTGTAAAGTTGTGAAATCAAGATACAGCAAACCTTTTGAAGGTGTGCAGATTAAGATTCCATACGAAACAGGAATGGACCCTTACAGTGGTATGGTAGAAATGTTAGAAGCAAAAGAGATACTTGCTAAAGTAGGTAACAAACTTTCTTATGTTTCCCCAGTTACTGGTGAAGAAATCAAAGAGTTCAGGAAAGGTTGGACTCATGAGAAACTTCAGATAATTATAGACGAATGGGATCAGAACCCGGTTGCACAGAAAGAAGTAATTGAGGATATTGATCCTGATGATTTAAACCCTACAGTTGAGGAGTACACAGATGAATCCTGATATAGAGTTACTATATAATATATGGGACAAAGTTAAACCATATGTAGCAATAAAAGAGCGACTTCATGTTGCTGAAGAAATTATAAGAACATTTGATGATATGTTAGATATAGCAGAAATAGAAGATAGTCTTAATCAGTTTGATTCAGTAATGAAGGCGGCACTAATCAGTCACTTTGATTTCGGTTTAGAAGAAAGTGAAGAGGAAGATTGGGATTAATTAATGGCTACCCATTATAATAACATCGTAAAAGACCTAAGTAATATAGTTCCGGCGATCGAGTATTACGAAAAAGAACTGAACGAAGCAAGATGGGAAGTTAAAATTAAGGGGAGTCTGGAAAAAGCCAGTTCTTCCCTTCCCGGCCTAACAGAGTTTCGCTTCAATCAACTACAAGAGATTGAAGCAATTCTCGAACATTTAAATATAGAACTTCGTAGAGAACGTTCTATTGTATTTAGGAAATACTTAGAGTCATATAACAGAACATTATCCAGTAGAGACGCTGATAAGTTCGTTGATGGTGAACAATCAGTAATAGACCTAACTCACCTTACAAACCAATTCAGCCTTTTAAGAAATAAATACTTAGGCATAATGAAAGGATTAGACACAAAACAATGGCAGATAGGACACATAACGAGATTGAGAACAGCAGGAATGGAAGACATAGTGATAGACTAGTCTACGAATTTAATCTACAAGACTGCGAAGAAAGAGCCAATTTATCCTTTGATAATTTCACAGAAACCCTTACACAACAGTTAGTCCAACAAATAAATTCAAATCCTTCTATAGTAAACGATATTGATATTATTTTTAGATATACATCAGAGGGAAGTGTCTGGACAGTAAATGGTAAATGGTGGGCTCATGCAATTCATGATTTTGCTAAAAAATATAATATACCATTTAGTAATATCACATTTATATCTGCAAGTGCAACTATAAAAGAAACTTATAATAGATGGCATAAATTACATGCACCTAAAGACGATAAAATAAATTGTAAATATGAGAACTTTGGGTTTTGGTTATATGGAAAGAAGAAACGTTACTACGACCATCTTAGGTATACACAAGAAGCACCTACGCATTTAAGAACCCACAAATATAATTGTTTTAATCGAAACATGTTACCACATAGGCAAAAGTTTATGTTAAGTATGTGGGAAAAAGGATTAATAGATATTAAAAATACTTTTACTAGTTTCCATTATTATAAAGATGTTGATACAAAATCTCAATATAATGTCCCAAACGATCTTCTAGAAATCTTACCATTACAATGTGATATAAAAGGTGATTGGCAAACAGCCTTTGATACCTTATTTAAAGTGATAGATTGGACTGGAGAAGACGGCGGTGACTGGAATAAAGTCGGGGATTATAGATACATATACGAAAATTGTTATTTCACTGTAACAACTGAAAGTGCTGAATGTTTTGGTTTAGCAGATCAATTTGAGGATAAAGAACTTAATAATTATTTTAGAGAATTTCACAGAGAAATGTTTATAACAGAAAAAACAACAAGGCCAATGTTAAATTTACACCCACAAATAATTTATTGTTGCACAGGCACATTAGAACACTTAAAAAAATTAGGATATCAAACATTTAGTAATTATTGGAATGAAGATTATGATAATGAGGAAAATCCTGAAATCAAAGTAAGTATGATTACAGATGTGATTAAAGAACTTCAAAATAAATCTATAGAAGAATTACATGAAATGTATTGGGACATGATGCCTATACTAAAACATAACCAATCACTCCTTATTAATCAATAAAATCAGTTGACAAACTCCCAAAAACTGCTATACTATATATAGTTAGTTAGGAAATAGGAGTAATATATGTTAGGATGGATTGGAGGAGCAGGTGTTATAGCAGGAATGCTAGGCGCTATCTACTTTCTCTACGAATGCTTTACAGAGTCAGTTGAAGCATTTATTTCACTTACATTATTTTTAATTCTTATTTTAATATTAATATAAAGGTTGACAAAACTCAAAAATTTGTTATACTAGTAGAGTAAGTTAAATTAATCCGTGGGAGGAAAAATGCAAAACTTTGTTAAAATAAAAAAAGGTACCTATCGTAATGCACCTATTAAAGATGCGATATTCCCAGTAGTAAAACCCTTAACCTTTGGAAAGAAAGGTGCGTTTGTTACTGTTGATGGTAGTTCTTTAATGGGACCTAATGCTAAAAGAGTTAGAATATTAGTTGACTCACCACTTAGTGTTGAACCTGCTAGTAAAGAAGCATACCAAGAAGTGATGCCAGTTAAGGCGAAATCTAAGAAAGCAGAAACTAAACAACAGGCAATGGATAGAATTGCTGGTAGGTTTGCTGTTTTAGATCAAATGACTGATGCAGTTGCAAATGGTACTGTTAGAGGACTTATAGTAAGTGGCCCTCCAGGAGTTGGTAAAAGTTTTGGTGTAGAAACTATACTTGATGAATACGACTCAATGACAAAACTATCAGGACAACCACCAAGAACAGAAGTTGTTAAAGGTTCTATGACACCAATTGGTTTGTACAAAACATTATTCAACAATTCTGCAAAGGGTGACATACTAGTATTTGATGATTGTGATACAATATTATTTGATGAAGTATGTTTGAATATGTTAAAAGCAGTATTAGACTCTGGTAAAAGGAGAACTATTAGTTGGAAAGCAGAATCACAAGCACTCCGTAGAGAAGACATACCTGATAGGTTTGAATTTAAAGGTGGTGTTATCTTTATTACTAATGTAAACTTTGAAAATGTTCGTAGTAAGAAAATACAAGATCACTTAGCGGCACTTATGTCAAGATGTCATTACATTGATTTAGGTATGGACACTAACAGTGATAAGTTTTTAAGGATTAACCAAATTGTTAGAGACGGTATGCTTAAAGAATACGGATTCTCTAAGGAGTTTGAAAAAGAAATCATAGACTTTATGCATAAACATGCAACCCAACTTAGGGAAATAAGTTTAAGAATGGTTCTTAAGATAAGTGACTTGGCCAAAATGGACTTTGGAAATTGGAAGCAATTGGCTACGTCAACTTGTATGCATAGACAACGAAATGTTTAGGCATACTCCCCCTAGTGTTTAGAACCCTCCCACTCTAAACACTTTTTGGAACCCTCATTTATTTGGGGGTTTCTTCTTTTTAAGGCTTGACAAACCTGGGACTTAGTGTATAATTAACACTATTAGATTACGACTAGATCAGTTACTACAGGAGAAATAGATCATGGAAAAATTCTTATACGATAATATCGTTAAACTAGCAATAATAATATCCCTTCCGCTTTGGACAGCATACGCATTAGCAGAAGACATAGAAGAAGTTATTGTTATAGCACAAGAAGTAAAACAAAAACAAACAGATGCATTAACAGATACTAAATTAATTAGTGCTATTATGCCAGACGTTACTTATATAGCAGGTGGCTATGGTGGTAATGTTATGTTTAAAGAACGTGGAACACAATCAGTACATACTACAGTTTATAGAAATGGCATACCTCAAAATACTCCTGGTTCAGGATGGTATGATTTTGGGCATGACATTGTATCTGGAGAAACTGTTAAAGTAATTAGCGGTGCTAATAGTGTAATGTACGGCTCAGGCAGTATAGGCGGCACAGTTTTAATTAAAGACAATATAACAAAAGGTATTACAGGCAGAATAGGTAACCAGAACCATAGATACTATTCAGTGGCACCTACAACATGGATGCAGTTTACAGACTTTTCAGTTAAGCAACATGCAAGAAACGATAATGAGGAATCTGATACTTATGAAAACACTAGTGCAAAAATTATAGCAGATGCAGGTGACTTCAAACTATATATCACAGCAACAGATTATGAATACGATTATGATAATTGTTATACTGCTTCTTTCTCACAGTCAAATGATTGTTTACAAGACGGTGAAAGATATACTATAAGTGTTAGAAACGAGTTCCTTACAATGGGCAGGACAGAAGACAAGGCAGAATACTTTACAGAAGGTGTTAGTACTTACATAAATGAAAGCAGTAGAGACTTCTTTAGAGTAGGCGACACAGTAGACTTATCTAACTTACTACAAGTAACATATGGTGCAGACGGAAGTAGAGACCAATATGGTGTACATGAGAAAGATGACTATG